CCTCAAAGGTCGGAGCATAACTCGTTATCGGCAACGCGCAAGTGATTGCCAACCCTGCCTCCAAAATGGCCCGCTTTCCGTGATCCGCGCCACACTCACGGTAGATGGGGTGAACGATGCAACTGAGCGCGGCCGGGCTTGCACTGTTGAAACAATCCGAGGGCTTTCGTGGCAGCGCGTATTTGGACGTTGCCGGCATTCCGACCATCGGCTACGGGCACAAGCTCTTGCCGGGAGAAAGCTATCCCAACGGAATCACTGAGGCGCAAGCCACGTTGATTCTGAGCCGCGACGTGGCACTCTCCGAGGGCGCTGTAAGCCGCCTGGCGCGGGTCCCGCTCACGCAAGGCCAGTTTGATGCGTTGGTGGATTTCGCATTCAACCTAGGGCAGGGCCGCCTGGCAAGCTCCACGCTACTCAAGGACTTGAACGCGGGGCAATCGGATGCGGCTGCCCTCCAGCTATTGCAGTGGGATCACGCCGGCGCAAAAGAGTTGACCGCGCTCAAAACCCGACGCGCAGCGGAGTACGAACTTTGGACCGGGCACACTGTGCCATCCACCGTGAAACAGTAACCGCGCCGCAAGCGCCACAACGAAAGGAAACCTATGAATAATCTGATGGCCGCTCTGTTTGAACGCATGGCGGCGGTGTGGATTGAACGTATCGCAGGCAGCAAGCTCACCACGATTGCCGGCATTCTTGGCATTGCCGCAACCTTTGTTAGTCAGTTGACCACGTATATCCCGGCGCATTACAGCCCCTACGTGGCAATGACGGGTGTGGTGGTTGCCGGCGTTGCTGCGATCTTGGCCAAAGACGCGGATGCGCCGCATGGTATCGCGGTCGTACTGCCCAAGGGCGGGTTCAGCAACTCCACCGCCAAGCTGGGCGCGCTGATGCTTTGCGCAATCCTGGTAACGGGTACCCTGCCGATGGCCGGTTGCAATGGCGCAACCGTGGCACAGAATATCGTGAACTGGACTCCGGCGCTTCAATCGGGCGTTGCCGTGGTGGACTCGACGGCCAGCGTGCTTGACCCGGCCGCCGCGCCCATCTTTGCGGCTGCCACGGTGGGCTTTGACGCTGCAAGCAACGTACTCGTGGCCCAGGCAAAGGCGTATCTTGCCAACCCCAATGCAACTGTTCTTGCTCAACTCCAGACCGCCGTGGTCACCTTCCAGCAACAGGTGAATACCGCACTGCTTTCTGTGGCCAGGATCACCAACCCCTCTAGCCAGCAGAAAGCGCAGACAGACATCAACGCGGTAGCTACCGTGGTCAACACCATTCTGGCGCTTGTGCAGGGCATCTCTAGCAAGGCGGCCGTGGCGCAGATGGCCGCACAGAGCACCGTCAAGCTGGCCGCTGTGATGCCTTATCTGAATCAGGATCAAGCCGCGCAGATCGTCGCCGTTCATTACGGAGACACCACGGCGGAAAGCGCAGAGCAGACCCGTCAGGCACTGGCAAACCTGCAAGGCGCTGGCTTCTAACTCAACTCATCACAACCCAAAGGCTCCGCTAACTCGCGGGGCCTTTGCATTTGTAGGCATAGTGAACTTAGGGAGACGCCCGTGTCGCAAACTGAGTCAACAGCAATCCACGAACTAACCGAGGAAGTGCGGGGCCTCCGCACTGATCTGCGCGTGTTTTATACCAAGCTCTTTGGAGACGAAACCGGAGAGAACGCGCAAGGCCGCATTCCACGCATCGAAGCCACTCAGGCAAACCATGAGCGCCGTATCGTTCGCAGTGAGCGTTTCACGTGGATCGGCGCGGGCGCGGTGATGATCCTCGCATTCGCGGGCAAAGCAGTTGATTTCATCTATCACATCGTTGGAATCGTGAGGCACTGATGGCCACCGTACCTGTAAGCACTCAGCGCAAGATTGTAGAGCTGGCCGGCAAGGGACTTTCAAACCGAGCCATTGGCACGAAGCTGAATCTGCACAATACCACCGTCATGCGCTATCGACAGAGCGGCGTGCATGAGCCAGTGACCGCTCCGGTCGATGTGGACGCGGAGATTCGCAAGCAACTCCGCCGCGCCCCGGTTACCGTGGCCGATCTTGCCGGCATGATGGGAATCACCGCCGGCACAGTTAAGCGGACCATCGGCCAGATGAAAGAGCGCGGTGTGTTGATTGCAGAGCATCCGGGCGGCATCTTCGAGATGGCCTCCACGGTGAACCTCGCGCCGGGCCGCTTTGAACTCAAGTCCAAGCCAGGCGAAGAGCAAGTCTACGGCGTTACCTCTGACAACCATCTGTGCAGCAAGTACGCACGCCTGGACGTGCTCAATGCGGCTTACGATCACTTCGAGCGCCGTGGTATCGAGCACGTCTTCAACGCCGGCAACTGGATCGACGGTGAGGCCCGGTTTAACAAGACTGAGTTGTTGACCGCGCCCGGCATGGACAATCAGCTTGACTACCTGATTGATAAGTTCCCGGTGCGCAAGGGTATCACCACGCATTTCATTGCCGGTGACGATCACGAGGGATGGTATGCCCAGCGCGAGGGCATTGAGATTGGCCGCTACCTTGAGAACCGCGCCAAGGATGCCGGCCGCGCCGATCTGCACTACCTGGGATACGCGGAGTCCGACGTTTCTCTGCGATGCGGCTCCGGGGCCGCTGTGGCCCGCGTGGTGCATCCCGGGGGCGGTTCGGCCTATGCCACAAGCTACACGGCACAGAAGCTCGTGGAGAGCTATCAAGGCGGCGAGAAACCGCAAGTGCTCATCATTGGCCACTACCACAAGTTTGAGTACGGCTTCCCACGCGAAGTCCACTCTGTACAGGCCGGATGCACCGAGGATCAGAGCCTTTTCATGCGCAAGAAAAAGATTGCCGCGCACGTGGGCTTTCTGGAGTTGCGCATCAAGCAAGACTCCGCCGGCGTCATCACGCGCTTTGGTGTCGAATGGTTCCCATTCTTTGACCGGGGTTACTACGAGCGGCGGTACAAGTAGGGCATTTGGTTAACGACGTCGCTGGCGCTGCGGTACCGCTGAAAGGACCGGAAATGAAACTGAGAACGACAAAGGGTGAGCGAGAGAATGCTCCGTATTGGACTGCGCTGGCGCAAGGGACTCTCGCTCCTCTGCTCCTATCCGACGTTGAAACTCTCAGAGCCGCGCTTGAAGCGTGTCAGGCTCAATTGCTGGCGGATACAAAAAGCCTCGCCATGGAAACTGCGATGACGGTTAAAGGCTCCGCTTGTTATTGGAAAGAGTTCATGTCTCCCGCATGGATTGACGCCAACGAACTATTGAGCGACTAGGCATCGTCGCGATTGCGGCTTGAGTGCCTAAGCCTTTTTCAGTTTGTTTCGTACGATACACAACCAAGAAAGGGAGAGCATGAGTCAAGCTGTGCTTGAGAGCACCTTAACGCAATACCCATTCCTCAACGCCAAGTTCCTTGAGGCGATGAACGACATTGGCCGGTATGGGAATGAGAAGTACGGGAAGGATAGTTTCCACCAACGCGCCAAGGCCGGAGACAGGTCGCGCGGGACTTTGGATCGTGCTAAGCCGGAAGTGATTGCCAAGCACGCCTCCGATCACTTCACGGATGGTAACGCCGGCATTCTTCACGATCACTTCCACACACGCACACATCAATATGCCGCGTCGGCCTTCAACGCCATGATGGAGTTCTACTTCTCAGGGTTGGAAGACGAAGCGGAGTAAGGCCGCCCCGCCTTCCGGGTTGAGTGCCTCGCTTATGCGCTCTTGCGCACCATGCGTGGCCCAGGTTTGATGCGGTCCTTTTTGTTGAGTTCAATGGCCATCACCGCGTCGTATTTGGTCTGGCGGCGGTGATGGCTGTAATACTGCATCATTTGCTCGGTCACATGGCCGGCAATGGCCCGCACCGTCTCCGGCTCCACGCCGTTTTCCAAGAGGCGAGTAATGCACTGATGCCGGAGGTCGTGCGGGTTGAGGTTTTGAAAGCCTGTGGCCTTGCGCAGCTTATCCCAACTCTTGCGCAGAAACCACCGCGTTGCCGGCCGCGTCGGGTCATACTTGGCATTTCCTACAGATGCCCGCTGACCTTTCTTCACCCGGTTGAGACGGAAGGAAAACAAGTAGTGCTCCGGATGCGTCGAGCCATTTGCCAGCGCCCGTTTGTAGCACTGCTCAACTGCCCACCGGGCCGTACGGTTCAAAGCGATCTTGCGAGGCCGCGAGTTGTTTTTGACGGCATCTTCCGGGATGTAGATTTCGGAGATGTCGTCTTTG